ACGAGAGTTTCATCTCAAGACCTGCAATTCTATCTGCAATCAAGTTTTGCCAAACACCAAAGTTTTTATTTTTTGTAGTCTTTGCATATAATTCTGGCAAAAATGTTTTCCCAAACATTTCAGGATTGTTTTTAGCAATATTGATTAATTCATCTACGCCTTTCAAAGAATTTTCAAGAACTGGAATATCTTTTTTAGCCGATATTTTTTCTTTATCTTGAATAACCTTGGCTTTGTTGGCAGTTTTTGCTTCTTCTAATTTGAGTTTGCTCTCCAAATCGGCAAATCTTTTTTGTTGTGGAGTTTCTCGAATCTGAGGCAATTTAATACCGGCCATATTTAAAGCCATTTGCTCCTCAGGAGTAAAGTTAAATCCACCTTGTTGTAATTGTTGCGGTGAAGGAGCTTTTACTGGAGGGCTTCCTATTTCTTCTAAATTTGGCATTCCAGAACCAGACATTGGCGACATTGGTTCTGCATTTGGCAAAGATTGTCCCCCATGAAGCCCTTGTAAAATTGTTTGAATATAAGCCAATTTCTTGGTTGGATCAGATTCCATCTGAGCTTTTTGTATTTGCAATTGTGCTAATTGTTGATGGAGAGGCGCCAAAGCCGCAGCCCTACCTGCAGATGCCTGCTGCAAAGCCAAGGCATCTTTATGTATCTTCATCTGCTGTGCTAATTGCTCACGTTTAAGAATGGGCTCCATAATACGCGCAAACATACTAGAGCCCGTATTAACACCCTGATTTAAAGCCTCACCAAAGCTTCCTGGCAACGGAATTCCTAAAGCCATGTCAACCTCCCGATAAATTCCATCTCTTGGCTAATGCGCCTCCCATAGGCCCTGCAAGCGCACTACCGAACAGGCCAATACCTTGACCTATTATGCTATTAAATAAATTACCTGGAGCATTCTGTTGTCCATAGGCCATCTGTGCACTATTGCCTCCCATATTCATCGCATTAGTGCCCTGATTCATGGCGGCCTGTAAAAGATTAGAGCCCATATTACCTGCAAGACTTCCTTGTTGTCCTGCAGCGCCCAATCCCCCAGTATAAATACCACGCGCAAGTTCAGCGCCTTTCATGTACTTATCCATCAAATCTGCTAGATACTGTTGACGATCCGCATTAGCGATATTTGTGGTTCCTTGCTGAATAGCGTGTAAGGCTGGTGTTGATCCAAGCAAACCTTGAGAACTTGCAGAACTTAAACCACGTTCTTGCGCCATATTCTCAAGTTGCTTTGCATAATCTGATTCGTGATAACCTTGTGTCCATTGGTTTTGGAGTCTTTCAGGATGCAATAACTCATCCATAGAGGTCGCCAATGGCCCGTAGGCATTTTGGCCTTGCTGATTGTAGGGATTGAGATAATCTTGGCCTTGATTATAGTATCTATAAGCCTGATTTAGCCCTTGATTATAGAGGTTTTGGTTTTCACCGTAGAACCTGTTAAGCTGGTTTTGTCCAGCCTTGTATCCTTTCCCAGGATTTAAAAAATCTAGAAAGCCCATTGTAAACTCCTTTTACGGATAAGCTGTTGTAGTAAACTTAACTAACGCCCCTGATTGCATCCCTACGTATTCGTTATTAGTAGTATCGTATAATAAGATACCATTTGTAAAATCACCTGCTGTAAACATGGCTGCAATTTGAACTGCTGTTAAATTGGGTGCGGTTAAAAAGTTAAAACTTTCTTCAATGTCAGCAATATCTTCGTTTAAAGTATCAACCAAATTAGTAACCCATTGGGTAAAGTCTTGGGTAAACTCATTTCCAAAAATAGGTGCTGAATCAATTCTATCTAATATCAAATCCATTAATTAGCCCCTCCGCTAGCACGCCTTGTGTTTCTGACAGCTCCCAATATCACGATAGGTGCCGGACTCACACAAACGAGCTTGTAACAACGGTTCCTTGAGGTTCCTAACTCATTCCATCGCATAATCCAGCGATACTCTCCTAATTGCCAAGGCTCTCTGGCATCAGCTGATAAAAAGGTCACTCCGCCATCATCTGAGATATAAAGCTCAATATGAGGCTTATAAAGTGCATTCCATTGGCTATCTGCACTGGTTGGGAAATTTGTTCCCTCTTGTATAACGTACTTACCGTCTTCCGTTACAATATAAATTGGATTAGTTGGCGTTGAACCTTCCCCAACAATAAAAACAGTATTTAAAAATGGTGCATCCGATCTAAAAAATGCCTCATCACCAAAAACAAAATCAATTTGCACGTAATCATCGATAAATTCTTCATAGGCCTCGAGTGCTAATTGACGCGTTACAAGTTCATAGCGCATAGGATATTGGGTAAAAGCATTCGCGTCTTGGGGGCCAGTATTTGGCGTTCTCAACTCATTGGTGTAAATATTCCCTGCCATCTCATAAATTGCTGAGTCTTCCTCAATGGTTACTAAATGAATATTATTAAAGAAAACATGTTGCTGAATACGATTACGCTCACCATTTAACTCAATAACACGTCCCCAGGTTTGTGTCTCAAAGTTATATTCAATGGCTACAGTATTGTCCTCATCTAAGTCCAGAATGTCCTCAGAAATAAAAATACCAACAACAGCCCGATAAAAAATAGTATTTTCATATTGATACAAGAAACCACGTACCGTTTGGGTTAAAAATGGACTGACATCCCCTGGATGGGTTGAGTCTTGTAATAGGACATTAATTGCCTGGGTTGATATATCTTGGGGTCTTCCGCCATCAGAAACGAAAAAGCTTACTGAACCCTCTTGATTTTGACCAAGCCATGTCATGCGGCCAAAGGATACAGATAGACTGAATGGATCTTCCATGCCATAGTCAAAATTGTATGAAGAGTTCAGTTTAAATGGAAACTCAAAAGTAGCTCCTGCTACGGTAATTTGCGTGCTTATATTCCCCCATATATCTGTAGTAAAATCATTAAAAATATATAACTGATTATGAAGAACCGCTAATTGTCTAATAATTCCTGTAGCTTGGGCAAATAAGGCTGCGCCATTTATCGTGAAACAAGTATTTAAATCAACAACAGAACCACCTAGATTTATTACAGACAAGGTAAACTGTGGCGTATTTAAGGTACTAACGACAAACCGATTACCAAAGGTTGCTACAAATGCAGGGCTTCCTGGATTATTTCCGCCTCCTGGAGCATTGGGGTCAGTAACTGTGCCCATGGTCACATTGGTACCATTTTCAGTAATAATGTAAATATTTGTGCCATCTGTAAGCATGATATAGACGACAGTATTAACTGGCAAAATAGAAAACCAAAGGTTACCGGTTAAGGAAACATTTCCTATAATCTTTTGATTGTAAAATTTGTCATATTGAAAAACTTGGGTGCCATCGATTACATAAAAAAAGTTAATAGATTTAAATATCAGTCGAGGCTCGGCGCTAAATATAAGCTGATTTTGTCCACCAAAGGTAATATGTTGGCGTCCCATAGCAGGATATAATGCTTGTTTCTTTTTTCCACTCTCTACTTGAATCCCATACCAATTCGCACAATCCATAGCACCAAATTGCGTGAAACGCTGACGGTCGTAATAGCAAAATATCGGTAGCTCTTCAATAGCCATTATATTCCTGCCCGTACACGCCATGCACCATTCAACAAACTTGCCCTATCCCCTGTAACTGACAAATTAACTTCAGAACTTGAGATCATAATATCCATTGCCTCGCGATACATAGCTTCCAATTGAGTCGTCCATGCATCAGCGCGACCTTTATACATAGCTACATCTTTTGCTGTTGCAAATAGAAGGTATCGCAAATAATAAGTAGGCAATAAATCCATGGTGGAATTGGAGGTTAAAGTAGCCAACTGAAACTTAGCTCTTAAGAAAAAGGTGAACGCCTGGCTTGGGGCTGGATAAATCTGTAAACGCATCAAAGTTGTTTCAGGATACATAATCAAGAAACGTGGCAATCCTTTTAATGGGAAATATTTGAAGGAGGCCAGAAACTCATCCCGTGATTCAGGAATTAAGGGATAATCTACGCCATCTAAATTAAGCCAGGCGGCCGTCATATTGGCCATGCGTCCTTGTGGAATTAATACTTCATTGGGAAGCGGTATGTAGGTTACATCTGCGCAAACTACATATTGCGTACCGATATTGACTATGGTATTCACAGTATTGGCAATCGTAATCATAAGCCCTGTTGAAGCGTATGCTTGTAAAAGCTCGTTTAATACTAATATAGCCAAATCTTCATCATCGCCATGCAAGGGTTGTGTCGGATTGCTAGGATTTATTAAACGATAGGATTGTCTTACAAATTGCCGTACCGTTGTCATAATTATCCCCTATTTTTTTGACCCTTTGGCTTTAACTCATCCACCGTTGTGAACCATTCACGACTTTTTACAGCCTTTTCATATTCTTCGTAGCTATTACAAAGCCGTCTTTTATCATCCTCGCCATATACAAAAACCCTAAAATCTTTCTTAGGAACTTGTCGACCTACATATTCGACATATTCAATTTTCTTTTCATCTTTCATCAAAAATCCTTGCGTGAAAGGGCGGTTTCCCGCCCAAATCATGAAAATTACGACAAGATAGCCACTGCAAACTCAGGGTTAATTGCAACCCCGCAGATAACGTCAATACGATCGAGCTGCTCGTAATTACGGATATCCGCACCCAAAGAGTAGGTCATCGCTAACTTGTAAAGATCGGAGTAACGCGTAACGGCTTCAACACCACCTTTTAATTCCTTGATTGGAGGTGCAGCAAAGACAACCGCTTGTGTGTGATAAGCCAAAGATACGTTATGGTCAGCATAGAGCAACATTTGAGCACCATTAGGAATAGCAGCAGAAATGTTTTGTTGAGCACCGGCAATAACAATAGTTGGATTAACAGGAATATCTGCCGTAGAGCCGTTGGCCGAGATTACCTGTGCTGTCACTACAAATTGTGCAGGAGCTTCATAAATTGGCTCATAGGTCAGTGGGTTGACTGCGTAAACGCCAGCAGCCGGAGCTACCTGGATGATGTCACCTATGTTAAAGACCACAGTACCAGGGGCTTGCCCTAATCCTGTAACGCTAATTAGGTTACCTGCAATGATAGGTCCATTGGTGACAGTACCTGCAAGTAGCATACCTGCAGGAGGAGTCCCGCCTAATTGCCCAGCACCTGCTATTTGACGCGTCAAAAAGTTAGTCTTAAAGAAGTCAAAACCTGATAAGTGCCCTACAAATCCATCAATCAAAGCACCTGTATTAACAGTCATGTTAAAGACGTTAAAGAGGTCATTGGAAAGGTTCGCTGCAATACGTGGGGGAACAGCACAAAAGCGTTTGCCATCTTCAGGGATTGCAAGTTGCGTCATTAAGGCATCAGCTGTCAAAATTGTGTTTAAACTAACAGGCACGCCTGGTGTTCCAACAGAGTTATAAACTGCAGGCTGGAAATTTTGAGCGGCAATGAAATTCTCAACTAAGTTTGCCAAACGCTTTGCACGAGGGGCGTTAGCCATTTCTAAATAGGGTTCGTCGCGCGCACGATCGAATGTGAGTTCGAAACCCGTATACTCAATCATGGTTCTAAATTGTTTGGTGATAGATAAAGGACGTATGATTTGAACACGAGCTTCACTTGTAGCAGACGCACCTTCACCCGCGAGATATCGCTCTTCAAGCCTATAATCGAGTGTTTGACCGGTAGCAAAACGAAGAGATTTAAAATCACCTTCAAGATTACGATTAGCTGTTCTTGCAAAAGCCAAACTGTTCCAGAAACGCACAAATACGTCATCTAGAACGTACTGGGTTTCGCGAAAAATATTAGTTGACATGTTCCTCTCCCTGACGAACAAAATAATAAGTAAACGCACACACTGTGCACCTAGTAATCATTTGTCCGGCGGGAGACAATCCATATCGTTACGCGCCTATCTTTTTTCTTTTGGGATGATGGAAACCCGTACAACTACGCATCAATTAGTTAATTTGTATCATATCTATGAAAAAATGCAACAATGTTTCTTTTGTTAATCATTCTTATCTTTTTTTTCTAATTCTTTAGTTATTTTTTCAACCTGTTTTAGGATATATAAAAACATATTAAAACAACTATCCAGTGTTCCTTCAATTTTAGGTGAGGTAGGTAATACAAACTTATCTTTATCCACGTTTTGCCTTTATTTTAGCCATCTTTCTAGCCTCAAATTGTGCTATCTGTTGCTCAATCGTCGGCTCCTTTGGGGTACGCTTGTGCTCTATGGTCGCGTCTTCTGTAGCACGCCCTAGAGGCCTTGGTGCGGACGTTGTCGACTTAGACTTTCTCATGCGTTCCTCTAATCGTCCCATTTCAACCATTTGTACGTATTGATCAGGAATAGACGATATACGTTTAAGTTCTTCAGGATGTCGTTTGCTAGCCGCATAGATGAAAGCAGCTGGGTCTTTCATAGCACGCGTGGCAACCGTCATCGCATCGGTAATAGGTTGTTGTTTTACAACTTGCACAAAGTCATCAAAGTTATTCATGCCATCCAGAAATTTGGTTTCAAACTCACGTTGAGCTGTTTGCTCGCGCACTCGCATCTCACGTTCTTCAGTCTCACGTGACATGTTATTAACGGTTTGTTTCACGAATGATGCTAGTTGTTGCTGCCAGTCACTACTATCATTTGGATCGTATTCGAAATCTTTGGCAGCTTTCTGAACCTCGCGACTTGCACCTGTTTCAGCCAATTGTGCACGTAATGCCTCAATCTCTGCCTCATGTTTGCGCGTCATACTTTCAGCTTGCTTTTTAAGACGCTCGCGTATTACCTCATTGTCAGTAGTCTTTTTATTGCCATAGTCATCTGTTTCCACCTCAGGTGTCGCGTCTTCAATTTGTTCGTTAGTGGTGGTGTCTTTATCCCCGACATCCTCATCGTTGCTTCTTGGCTGTTGTTCGGGTATGTCACTATTATTTTCGTAATCATCTCTAGATCCATCTTCTTCACCCTCCAGTTTTTCTGCTATTTCCGTGGGAGTTATTTTACCAGTTGCCAATAAATCATCCAGATTACTTATTTGCATCTTACGTCCTTATATTGTGTGTCAAAATCTTAACCAAATTATCAGCATGCGCTATAGCATGGTCACTTTGTGTTCGTTCAGTTTCAGCCATATATCGCATCTTACTTTCTTCAATTTCCCCCATGACAGCGATTTCTTCCGCTTGTAATTTTTGTCGCTCAATCTCAAGGTCAATCTGCATTTGTTGAGCTTTCAATTGTAACTCTTGCTTTTTGAGTTCAAGTTCCGCTTGCTTGAATTGGGCTTCCATTTGCATTTGTTGCTGCTGCATTTGCATAGCTTGTTCTTCAGGACTTGGTTGATTTTGACCCATTTCTGACGGCATTTTGCCCGTTTTACCAGCCTCAATGATTTGCGGGGGCACAATGGTTTTAAGTCTGTTCTTAATCTCAATAGTATTTGATAAAGGCAGGTTATCAGCATACAAGTCAGCCACAAGATTAAAAGTTTCAGGACTTGCTTGTAGTATTTGTTGCAAACTATTGAGAGCCTCTTGCTTCTGACCTTCATAGCTAGGCCCTGGTTTCAAGCGAACCTCATAGGTGCCTTTCCTAATATCATTTTCAACTTTCTCGCCATACTCATCCATCTGTTTATTGATAGTAATGTTCTTCATGCCCTCATCAGGGGTCATTAAAGCAATCACACGTTCTGCATCATACACACGTGGTATCATTTGATTAATAATGCGACCTGCGGTTGCTATGGCACGGTTTATGCTATTAAAAGCCACATAGGTTGAATAACTTCCTTGGCGAGTTCTAGCATCAATTGCAACTCCTGATATCTCATTACCTTGCTGGCCCATCCGGGTTGGATATAATCCGGTTGAGGTGTATAAATCCTCTATCGCAAGATTGTATTGCGTAAATAGCGATTGTGAGAGCTCAGGGGGTTGCACTTGGAAAGGCTTATCACCATTAGGGGATTCATCATAAGTTAAGAGTCCTTGGATAGATTGGGGGTCTTTCCAGTTGCGCATAGTATCAGGACTTTGCGCATTTTTCTTAGAGCCTATCCATTGGTCATAACGACTAACTTTCAAAATATAACAAGATTGGGTTCTGAGATAATTGATATACCTCTGATTATCTATAACATCATCAAAAAATGACCGGCATACTTGCTTGCCATCTTTATCATAAAAGGAATTCTGATCAACATAGATAACGGGTATTTCTTCGGCTGGGAATTCAGTTTCATCTAAAATGTAATCACCTGCTATTTGATAGTGTATGATACGCGAGCGTTTGTGCTCACGTTTTTCTTCAATTCTTACAGGCTGTCCTTCATCAAATAGTGTTTGTCGCTCATCGAAATCTAGTTCTTCATCGTATTCGGATTCTTCATCAATGGGTGCTGTTAATCCTTGGCCTTCGGCTTTATTGCCAACTGTTACTTCTCCACCCATAATACCCATAGATTCTGGAACTTGAGATAACATTGGGTTTTGAGGTAGGGGCGGCATCCCTGCCTGTTGTTCTAATCCCCCCACTTGAGGTACTGGCTGCAAATCTTGTGCCAGCATTTGATTTTCTTGGAAACGAAGACTAGACTCTATTAGCTCGTCCATCTCTTCCTGGTTTAATATCTTACCATTTGACATTTTATAAAGCGTGTCTTTGATGAACTTACGTTTGTAGTAATTATTGATTGAAGCTGCTTCATCATCGGCCCATGAGAATGGATCTTCTCCATAGGTATCCGGCTGCACAGCTAATGCTATTTCCTCTTGCGTTGCTGTAATTTTAGAGGCACGCTTTACCTTTTCTTCAACTTCTTTGCCATAGACTTGTCTGAATTTCGCCCACGTCATACGCGTAATATAGCCGCCATGCATACCATCTGTTTTATTGATAGTCTCAGCACCTATATCCCAATAGCAGCGACTTGAATCCTTAAACCAACGTTGCACGATGTTTAAATCAAATGATTTTGAATGGGTATACTCTGTGTCAACTAAAAAAGCGCCATAGCTTCCGATAAAAGCCTGGGAGGCTGCTACCTGATATGCGGTGTTTGATTCATTACTGAAAACAATATCTTTGACTATGAGTTCACGAAGATGAGCTGTTTCCTCATCGCAATTTGTCATAGGAACTATTTCAAGCTGTGGGGTATTTTGTTGTTGCTCACCAAGGAGTGCATTACCCATAGTGGCAAGTTTATTGGCCGTTAGCGGGACTTTCTTATTGGTAATAAGCATGTCCTCTTCTTCCTCTTCCCATTGATGGCCAAGAACAAAGGAATGCATCTTATGATATTTATCGATGTTGTATTTAAAGTATTGTCGCCATTTCTCACAGGCGATTCTAGCTTCTCGTGCTAACTTTTCAGCCTTCCTAGCCATATCAAAGTCCTTTTTTGTTTAAACCTGTTACATCTTGTATCAGTATAATTAAACTTTAGTTCGCGTCTTGCGTAATCCTATCTGTTAACATTTTTTTTCCTAAGAATGCAATATCATCTATCAAAGAAAACCCTGAATCTTTATGTGTTTTAGAAAAAAACTCAAATGATAATTCTGAAATAAAAATACCTACACAGAAGGTAACCATATGGAAATACTCCTTACTATCCAATCCATATTTTTCTTGTACTACAATAGTTTTACGCATCCACGCATTAAATAATTCTCTAATGGCCTCTGCGTGGAATTTAGGATCGCTCAAATTAATCACCTTATCTATTATGTAGGACTATACAGCAACATCTCTTACAATAAAAATGTCTTGGTGCTTCTTGCATATGTGTCCTGATATACCATTCAAACTTGTGACCAAAAACTTTACACAAAAGCCTATTTATCTGTGAGATTATCATTATCTCTCCAATAACCTCCTCTATTTATCAATAAATGATCGGCCCATTCATCGTCTAATAGGGACTTAATATCATGACATTTATGGCACATGTCTATAAAGTACATGCCATTTCTCGAGAGTGTCTTTTTATATTCATGTAAACATCCCACTACTTCGTTCGGGGAGTCTATTGACCTCATAATTTCCACCACCTGCATGTTGTCCATAAGCAAACGTTATCATAAGTGCATCTGCTTTGTCAGGACTATTCATCCCTCTCTTTTTAGCATCTATCTTAGACTCAATCAATAAGCGACCATTGCTCGTATATTTATATCCTAGTCCACAAATCTCTTTTTGCAATTCGGGATCATCTGGTATTTGCACAGACAAGTCTTGGGTAAACCAGTCGCGCATCTCGCTCCAAAGCTCAGCCCTGAGGTTTTGAAAATGTTCGGTATTATTAGCATTCCTTGATACATTAACGCCAACCACTTGCATATAACCCATCTCATGTAATCTATCTACAACACCGGCCCCTATTCCAATAGAATCAATAAATACCTTATTAGGACGCTCTTTATCGATAATCATCTTGACCTTACCCACTAACTGCATGGTATCTAGTCCCTGGTGGGCCTCAAGCTTATAAGCTAATCGTCCACGACGTCTGATTATCGTTGATCGGTCATTTCCACCACGGGCTGGATCAACCCCTATGACTAAAGACGTATCACTATCTACTGTAGCTTTTCGAGCACGGTTTACGGGTTCGACAGTAATGAAAGTATCCGTTATACTGTTGAGGAATGCTTCTTCATCGGTAAACGGATACTCTTGACTAAAGCCTTTGCACTTTTGATCATAGTCTCCATCAAAGTCAGATAGTTTGTTACGCCTCCATGCCAAATGCCGTGCAGTTAATCCATTATCGCCATAGAGTTGCATCCAATCTTCTTCATCAGGTGTTAATTGCATCCCAACGGCGTCTCTAGTGTATTCATCTTGCCAATACCAGGGTACAAATATTATTTCCCAATCAGATTTATTCTCTTTCGCATCTTGCCAGTCAATGTAAAAGGCATTACTAATACCGTTAGCAGTAGACTCTTTAATCTTTTCAGTACCTGGAATATCTGCAACTGTCTGCTCAATGCCACGTTTGGTTTCTGATGGATTCTCATAGAATGCATATTCGGATAAGTGCAAAAGCTGATTAGTCATTGAACGGCCAATTTCTTTAGAGCCTGCTGTTCCAACCCGATAACCTGAATTGAATTTGTTAAACACAAGGCGGTTATCGTTATCCTTATCAGCCTTAGGTGCTAATCCTGTTGGTAGATTATTGTTATAGCGCTTAGTCATCTCAAAAAGACTTTTTGTGGCATCCGTCATATGAGTTAGGATAAAAGCTTGTGTTCCTTCTACAGTTAATACTCGATGAAAAAAGCGTGCTTGAATATACGTCGATACACCTTGTTGACGGCCTTTTAGGATTAATACGCGGATATAGCCTAAACGTTTGAGCTGTGTTTCTATTCGCTCATGGACATAACGCTGTGCTCTATTAAATTCAAATGGGATTAGGTTTCCTGATTTATCGGATATCTTGAAGAAAGATGGGGCAAACTCTTGGAGGTCATAAATGTTAATCATTGTTTAACTTTTAGTTCACCTGTCATTATCTTTTCAAGCAGTGAGGCAGCATTCGTAGTATCATCATCTCTATCTTTTTCACGCCAGCGTGCACGTGTTTTGAGCCAAAATATTTGAGCTTTGATATCATCTCCATCGATTGCTTTACGAAAAAGTTTAGCTGCAACCTTAGCGTTTGCACGAACTATACTGTTGTCTAATTCATCGCGATAATACTTAACTAATGTATTAATATGCACACCAATAAAGTTCGCAATTTCCTCCTGACTATTGCCAAAACTTACTAATGCTGCAACCTCAGCACGCGTCTTCTCTGTTGGTTCATGTGGAGTATTATCTGGCATCATTCCTCCAAGATAGCTTTATTACCGGTATAATTTTCATATCTTTGTATAATAACATCACAGTATTTTGGGTCAAGTTCCATCATAAAACATTTGCGTTTGGTTTTCTCACATGCGATTAAGGTGGATCCTGAGCCTCCGAATAAATCAATTATATTGATAGCTTTTTTGTGATTTCCTAATGCTCTAATAGCAAGTTCCACAGGTTTTTGAGTAGGGTGAATATAATTTGTGTCTTTTGAAACAATCCACAAATCAGACTCATTTTTAATCGATTCATCAATCTTTGCATTTGTTAAACAAAACTCATGTTGATGGCGATATCCAGAACCCATACCAAAGTTGTTTTTAGCCCAAACAATACATGCAGTAAACTCTAAAGTATTTTGTAAAAGAGCGTAAAACTTCCAGTTACACCATACATAATAAGGACATCTGAGTAAACAAATCATAGTAACAATAGATGAGATAAAATGTTCAAATTCATCATCTTCTAAATCATCATTTTTGATTACATCAAATTTACCAGACCGACCCTTGAAGCCAACATTATAAGGGGGATCAGTAAATATTAAATCCATAGGTGTTTTACCAATTAATTTGTCAACGTCAAGAATATTAGTACTATCACCACACATCAAACGATGCTCACCCAACATCCAAACATCCCCAAGCTTTGTGACCGGTTCCGCAGGCACATCAGGGCAATCATCCTCACCACAAAATACCTCAGGCGCGTCATCTGGAAAAATATCAACCAACTCATCAAGGTCAAAACCTGTCAACGTCAGGTCATAATCAAATCCTTTCAAATACTCAAATTGGCTAACCAAAAGGTCATTATCCCAGCCTGCATCTAGTGCAATCTTGTTATCAGCAATTACCAAAGCTGCTTTTTGTGCATCGGTTAAGCCTGACAACACAATACAAGGTAATTTCTCAATACCACACTGAATCGCAGCCTCCAAGCGCCCATGCCCTGCAATAATAGTATTATGTTCATCAATTAAGAGTGGATTAGTAAAACCGAAGGCATTGATAGAGCGAATGATCTTGTTTATTTGTTGTTCAGAATGGGTACGGGAATTACCTTTAAATCTGTGTAAATCCCGTACAAAAATGTCTTTATAGTCTCTAAGCATCAGTGTTTAAGGGCCTGCTTGCACATTTCTATGCTCGCCAACTAAGGCACCATCGTTCTCACCAGCTTCCCCTGGCCAACAGTATTTTGGCTGTTCACGGCATTGTTCATCTACAATCTTCCCATACATAGACTTGACACCATTGTAATGATTGTATTCTTCTTCCTCTGTGTAATCTTTGACTTCCATCATGATAGTAGCTCCATCTATTAATCGATTAATAATGTACCACACGGTAACGATAGCACAATTTAATTACACAATAAAATATTTTAAATATTTAGTTCAAATTACTTGACATATAGTTCAAGTACTTGTACCATCTCCTTTGTTAACTAGCCAAGTGAATATAAAAATGAATATTAATTTTGAATTTGAGGAAACCGATCATGGATTGGAATTTATGCAATACCAAACAAAGATTTTTTATTGTAATGGCATCTGCACCTTTAGAAATTCAGATTGTGGAACTTTAGAAAATCTCAAAAAGTTACTTGGGGACTTAAAAATATCCATAGAAAAATTAGAAACGTTCATAAATAGCAAAGGATAAAAAATGAAAGATTTTGTAGATTGCGTAATGAAGTTCTACGGTAAAGATGAAATATACGATATCGGAGCGACTCGTGAAGAAGTATGGCACGCCACATGTATTCGATTAAAAAGAACCCTAGGTCAGCCATTGAATGGTGTATCTTTTGAGGCTGATGACCTTGACCGGGAAGCAGTTAGGGATATTATTTTAGAAATTAGGGAGAAATCATGAAACAAGATACCGACAGTTATCTGGGAACAAAATATACGGTTTGGAATGACCAAGATTATCCTAACGATTGGTATTTTACAATTCATACAAATTCTGGTGATATAGATAGCGATGATTCATTTAACACAATGCAGGATGCAAAAGACTATGCTGAAGGCTATATAGAAATTCAGCTAGACAGAGCTATAGGGAGATACTAATGAAAACCTTAAGCGATATAACGCTTTACGATCTAATGGCTGAAGATATGGATGTTTGGGTCAGAAAGCGCACCTCAAACACCTTTGAAATACAAATTGATGACGAAAATGGCGAAACCCTCCTAGAAGATGACTCAATACATGAGTTTGCCGTAGATAGCTTTGCTAGATTCTGCAAGTACTTTCTATTTTCATACAACAACGCTAACAAAAAGGAGTTAGAATTATGCTAAGGAAGCTCAAATGCGCCTTGAGAGGTCATAAGTATCATCTGCACTATGACCGGGTAACCAGGGTTTATGGTCCGGCGAGCGAAGATGTTTGCTGTTGCTGCAGTCGAACTCGACGAACTTAGGTGCGCTGAACGTTCTTGGCAATTGCACCCTTTGGGGAGTTTGCAGGCTCAAAGCTTACAGGCTCTCCTGGTTCTAGTGTTTTAAACCCGTCCGAGTTAATTTCTTTATAATGCACAAAATATTCTTTGTTGTTACTCGTGATAAATCCAAACCCTTTGCTCTCCGAAAACCACTTCACAGTCCCTTGTAGCATTTCTTATCCCTTAAAATCAATTTTAACAGGCCTTAAACGAACGCTAAGGCACCTAAAATATAAATGTAACACCTAAGTGACACTTTTAAAACAAAAGTCAGTATAAACGTTTATATGGCTCTGTATTGCCTTCTGCGTAATTGGGCATACCGGATTCTATCCAGCACTTAACCGCGGTGAATAGCGTTTCTTCAGGTAATAGCCCGTGTAACATATCTTGTTTGTCTTCTTTGCTCAAGAGTCTTGTCGATATTAAATTAGCCTTTATGCATAACATCTTAGCTATTGTTATCAATACACTTTTGCAATGCTCTACCGATAGCGCTGTCTGGTAATCGTCCATGTTCTGGTAATCCTAAAAGTTTACGTATTACGGGCATACATTCTAGTGGGCCGCTTAGGTGAGAGTATTGTTTTAAAATACCAGGTTCTGAGAAAATATTATCATCCATGATAATTAATCCTTATTTTTGTTTTATTTTAAGCTCCTGAGATTGAACATAAGCTGAACATCCTACCCAGCTATATCCTGTGGCTCGTGAGTGATACATTTGTAAGTATTCTTGATCAGGTTTTGGGAGGCTAAGTTGAAACTCAATAATTCCAGAAACCCATTCATATCCAGGAACACCCTTTTCGTGTCTTTTAAACTCTATATCATCAGGTTTTCTCATTTTAGGTTTATCAATAATCCTTTGTTGCTTAATCCATCCTTTAGGCTCATCAAATTGCTTTTCACGTACAAACTTTAAAATTCCTCTTAATCTTTGCTGTCTCGTGAACTTTTCCTCTCGATTAAGTAAAGAATACAAAGCGGCACTTAGAAAATCTTCTAAAGTTTTAATATTCTCCGATTGAAAAGGATTTTTCTCATAGCATTCCGACAAAGAGAATTTTTCATGGTCTGTTAGGGTTTTTGAATTGTCTACTACTACTACCGGTTTTGAAGTGAGCCCTGTAGTAGTAGTTATATCTTTAATATCTTCTTTAATATCTGTATGCAATGGAGTGCAGTAGTTTAGTGCAATGGAGTGCACTAGTTTGGTGCAGTCGATTGCACTAGTGTTGGATTCTTGTACAGTGGTGCACTCCAGTGCACTAGTGTCTAATTCCAGAACAGTTATGCTTGATTTAGGGTTATAAATCCAATTGATTTTTTTTCTATTGGTGAATCCAGTGCGCTGAATATACTTAAACTCTTCGAGTTGATTCATGATGTTATAATATTGGCGTTTATTAATTTTTGTTAATTGACAAAGATAATCAGTTGAGGCTTTTATATTTTTTCCCGCTGTGTGAAGGGAATAAAAAAATGCAGCTATAAATGTGGATGTTTTTTCTAGTCGATCATCTTGATAAAGAAAAAATGGAATATGTAAGTAATCAGGTAAGTTAAATTTTTTTGTGTTGCATGTATGATCTGTCATGATACAATTGCTCCGTTGATGAATCCGCTCCGGACTCGTTAATTTTTTGTTAATTGCCTTTGCTTCGGCAGTTAATGGGTTTGTTGGCCCGTGTTGTTCTCGTTTAAAGAACTTTTTAGGATGTACCTTTCCTCAATTTGCAGTTGAATCAAAGGCTAAGGGCAGGATGCCCTAAATTTATTTAACTAGCATACAATATCATATTCCAAATTCTTATTAATCAATTTACACCAATCCAAAAATCCTAAGTACAATTGGTATAAATATAGAACTAATAAATAAAGTTATTAACCAATTAAGTTTAGAATCTACCGATTTAACCACATGCTCAATAGACCTAAATTTAATATCTTGAACCTCATGCAAAACCCTGAGCCTCACCTCATGATCGATATACTGTTCGTCCGTCACAAAATCCTCCCTGTTCAATCATGATGCCACTCTGCCATTAAATCATTTTTAGTTAATCGTTGCAGCTTAACTTGTGATTTTAAAGGCACATAACCCCACTTTAACCAATTGCCCAAGGTAGCGCGTGACATACCCGTTTCTTTATTGAATGCATAAGAACTTTTGTAATACCGATAAACCTCTTTTGGACGCATATGTGACTCCTTAAAAAAATATAAAATTATTATGGCAGATTACTTGACAGGGTACAAGGACTTGTACTATACTTCTTTTACGTCACTACCGACGCAGACTAAAAAAAGTGAAGAGGTATATATCATGCAAAATCAAAATTGTACATTAGAAAGGGAACATATTTTAGAAAAAAGTATTCAAGAGCTTGAACAGCTTAACAAAAAGCTTGCAAAGTTTATTGTACGCAAGGAAGAATTAACAAACGAAATCATAGGAGCTATTGGCCATGAACATGAAGGCCAGAAGTCTTATGAGTATAACGTTTGGAAAATTGAGGTGAAGACACCTTTTATTTACTCATTGAATAAAAGATGTTATGAATCACACGAATTTAATTTGCCGGAAAAGTTTAATCCGATAAAAGAGTCTGTATCTTATACTATCGATAAACGCTTATGTGATAAATATATTGCCGAAGCCCCGAAGGAAGTGAGAGATACTTTAGCACAATTGATTGATAAGAAGCCTGGGAAGGCAAGTATAGTTATCAAGGAGCGTACACAATGAGCAATACTGTCTTAGTCATAGGCGAATCAGGAAGTGGCAAGTCCACTTCCATTCGAAACCTTGATCCAAAATCCACGTTTATTATTTCTATTCTAGATAAACCGCTTCCTTTTAAAGGGTATAAAAAATCCTATAACGAAGAAAATAAAAATTTTTATTGTTCGGATGACTACAATGCAATTATTGCATACATTCGTGCAATTAACGAAAGACGTCCTGATATCACCACTTTAATAATAGATGATGCCCATTTTCTAATGGCAAATGAATTTATGAATAGAGCTTGTGAGAAAGGATTTGATCGTTTTAGT